CACTTTCATAAAGTACGGGTATGGAGTCCTCAAGACCCTGCCCGCCTTGGATGTGGAGCAGGTAGCTACAAGGATTGACTCTCGTGGAAATGTTTCCTTTTCGGAACGGGTGAGGCATGACGGCCCAGTATGCACTCCGCTTCTGTTTGAAGATTGGCTCATGCCTGCAACGACTGTTGAATTAGAACGATCTCCGATTCTTGCGCAACGTTGCGTCATGCAAGAGTTCCAATTGCGTGCGCTGCTCCAGGATGAAAGCTACGACCATGCAGCCATCAACGAGATACTGAAGAATCCAGACCGTTACGGCCCGGATGCGCAAAGGCAGAAGCTTGAGCAGGAGACCGGCGCAAAGACCGACTCCGCAACAGAACACTCTCAAGAGTGGGACATCTATCAATGCTGGCTCCCTTATCAGATCGCCAATAAGAAATTCCATCTCATCATTGAATGGCACGATGGAACACAGAGAGCAATCAAAAGGGTCTTCAACTGGCTCCCCGATAATTCCCTCCCTTACGTTCCCGGATGCCTTGGAGCGGATGGAGAGCGCACGTATGGATTCGGCTACTGTGAAATGCTGAAGGACTACCAAGAGGAAATCACAGCTATCCACAACAGACGCGGAGACGCAAGCACACTCTCAAACACGAACCTGCTCCGCGTAGCTCCAGGTCTCCAGCTTGATTCAAACTTCTCCATCTTCCCGAATGCGATGGTCTCCGGAGATTCCGGCCAACTTGAAGTTATCCCGCTTGGGAGAAATGCGAACGAGACGATCAAAGATGAGGAAATGAGTTTGCGCCTGGCAACTGACCGGGCAGGAGTAGGGCCGTCTTCCAGCGGAGCAGGAGCAGGGACAGTCAATAAAAAGAATCAGTACTCAGCAATGGGAACTTTTCAAACAATGTCTGAAGGGAACACACGAGCCAACCTGCACATTACGAGTTTCCGCCATTCCCATTACTGTGTTGGCCGGACAATCCTTTTGTACGATTCCCGATTCGGCATCAGGCAGGAAGAAATAGCAGCACGTGGTAAAGAGGGAGTGTATCTGCAAAAGGCCCTGGACAATTACAAAAAGGGCCGGATCATTCTGCCGATCCGCGCAGCGACTGGAACAGTCAACAGCGAAGTTGAAAAGCAAAACCTCATGCTTCTGCTGAACAACGTTCGAGCGCATGGCCAGCAGCTCACCCAACTGTTGCAGGCAGCAGCCAACCCGATGAACCCGCCTGAAGTCCAGCATTTCCTTTACTCCTTCATCGCGGCATCGAATCTCCTGATGGAGCGCATCACCCGCTCATTCATTCAGGGAGACGTGAGCGCTTACCTGCCTGAACCTCTGGGAGCAGAAGAGAAAGCAGCAATGCTTGAGCAGGTTGTTAAATCGCAACTACAGCCGCAAGGTGGCCAACCAGGAGGACAACAAAATCCGCAGCAGCCAGGTCCGCAAGCGGTACAATCTATCTTCCCTCAAGGAGTCAGATAAATGGCAGACGAGAAAACCCCCGGAAGTCCAACGTTAGAGCAGCAAGTTGTAGACATCCAAACACGCGCATGGAACAAGCACATTACTCCACACCTTGACGGCCTACGTCAGTGGTTCAATGATTCGGCATGGCTCGAATCAGTAGCGCCTTATCTCAGGGAAATTTCGGAGATGTCTGTTGATCTCGTACTCATGCGGCCTGGAGATGACGCCGCGTTCCTTCGAGGAAAGACTCTCATGATGCGCGATCTGCTGAAGTTCCCAGAGGTAATCAAACGTCAGATTGACGCAAAGGACAAAGCATCGAATCAGCCGCGCCCTAGCGGAGAAGCGGGTTACTGAGTGTGCAATCTATCTTCTCTGATCCTCTTCGCCCTCAAGTAGAACTCATAGAAGAATCTCAGCCTGAAAAGTGGACGGAAATTGAAATTGATGAGGAGTGGCCTTGGAACACCAAGAAAATAGCAATCCGGCTGAACGGATTTGGAAGCCTTTTTTATTTCTCTAAGATCATCCTTGCCCATACCCGCCTATCTCCAAATCTGCATGGCTACATGTGCCGGCAACTGGAACGCGAAGAGTTGCGCTTGGTAATGGAGATTCCTCGCTCGCACTTCAAAAGCACGTGCGCCACAATTTCAGGTTCTATGTGGTGGGCCTTACCGTTCCTTGAGGAAGATGAGCAAGCAATGCTAGAACTCGGATACGGTGCCGAATGGATACGATGGATGAAGTATGTTCACAATGCCCACACCAGAACGCTGATATGTTCGGAAATCGGCAAGAATGTTAAAGACCTTGGAGACCAGATAGACCAGCAGTATCAGAAGAATTCAGTTTTCAGGCTTGTCTATCCGGAGATCATACCTAAGTCTTTTAGCAAAGGATGGAACGAAAGCACGAAGACACACGTGCGGTGTGGAGATTCGGAAGGCTACCACGGCGAAGGAACCTACGATTTAATTGGAGCTGGATCTGCTCTCCAATCGCGCCACTATAAACGAATCATTGAAGATGATTTGGTCGGAGAAGACGCTATCAAATCCGACGTGGTTATGAATGCCACCTATGAATGGCATCAGAAGATGCCCGGCATGTTTGAAGCTATCCCGGACCAACCCGACAAACTTGGAGACCAATTAGTAATTGGTAACAGATGGTCAAAGAAGGATGTTAACCAACTCATAAGAGACAACAACACTCTCAACGCATGGGATTTCATAACCCACGATGCTGAAGGTGGATGCTGTGATCTGCATCCTGTTCATGGACAACCGATATTCCCTGAAGAGTATTCCATGAAGAAACTCGCATTCATCAAAGTAGAAGAGGGTGCTTACAATTATTCCTGCCAGTACCGTAACAATCCTGTAGACCCTGAAGCTGTTCGCTTTAATAGTAAGTGGCTTCGGCACTTCTCTGAATCAGTTTGGGAAGACAGAGAAGATGAAAAAGTTTCTCCGCTCACAGTCGCCAATTACGCTCAGCTCCCGCGTGACATTCGGCGCATGTCCCTTGGGCAACTAGACGATTACCTAGACGGACAAGACGCACACGCACAAACACCGATGCGAATGAAGAAAGCAATCCGCCACGAAGTCGAAGACGGCGAGACGATTGAAGATGTGCGAGTCGCAGACCTTGACCGAGTAGCGATCATAGACCCAAATCACTCAGGCGACAACGGGCGAAGCCGGAATGCAATTGTCGTTTTGGGATTCTACAATCGGCCAAAGGAACCCCGACGAATTTACCTGCTTGACTGTTGGGCCGAAGACTCCCTGCATGAGAGATGGATTGATGCAGCAGTGGGTTCCCGGAGAGACCACCGCGGTTTGTGTCTTAAGTGGAAAGTCCATTACCTTTACGGAGAATTCGATGCAGGCGGACAGAAGGGATGGCAGTTTTATTTCAAAGACAAGGTATCCGAACTATACAGAAATGGAGATCATTCGTTCGGAGTCCGAACACTGAAGACAGACCGGAGTGCTAACGGCATGCACAATCGAATTATCGGGATGGAATCAATCTATGAAAACGGATGGCTCTGGGTGTCGAGACGTGGCCACGGTGTAAACCTATTCCTTGAAGAATATACCGAGTACCCGAATGGAAAATTCACTGACCTACTTTCCACGATTGGGTATGCTCCGCAAACTTGGAGCGCCGGATCACGAGCAGGAGCCAGATCATTTGTTGATGAAGAGAATCGAAAGAGGAAAGCAGTGTCAGTTAATATTGGACAGGCAGGCTACTAATAATCATGCGACCCCTCCATTGGTTCCGTAAGTTCCGAACCATTGCTCTGCGTCAGCTTCAATGCGCATAGCTAGACGACCACCTACGCAGTTCGGGCATGGATCAATATGCTGGACCTCTTTATCTTCAGGAGTGAAATACAGCTTGGCCACACCTACCCACCCACAGTCAAGGCAGGCAGCTTCCTTCTCAATGAATTCCCAGTAGATCATTTCTTTCCCCTGGATATTGCGGTCTTGATTACCTCAATGTCCTTCTGCCTCATACCTGAACTCATATCCTTATCCCCGCTTGGTTCGTCCTCTGCTAGACCTTTGTACCTGATCTGAGCCAGGAGTCTAGTTGCTCCTACCTGATGCATAGGTGAAACATTTTTATCGAAACCTATTATCAAGCATCTCTTCACGAGCAACCTAAGAGCTACGTCTATCAACTCTTCAGTATCCGGGAATTCCGATATTAGTCTATCCCATTGTTCACCTATTACTAGGCGATGGAGTAGGGCTTCGCGTGTATCAGGCATAGGCTACTCTGACGTTGGAGTCGTTTCTTCTACTTTCCTTGTCCTAGATTTACGCTTTCCCTTTTCCGGAGGAGTGCGCATTTCCTTGATATGCTCAGGGACTCGCCCTTCGAGAATTTCCTTGAATGGATCGGGAGATATGACCGAAGTACTCGACACCTGAGTAGATGGCATCGGGTTTTCTTCTAGGAACTTAGCAGCCGCGTACTTTCTTGCTGCATGGAAGTCACTGCGCTGTGACTGTTGCCCGAGTCCGCCCAAGGGTGTGGCGACCTGCTTACAAAATTTTCCCTTGCCTGCCTGGCACGTTGGACACTCTACAGAGGTAACGATAACAGGCCAGTCTATGCGGCTTTCAAGGATGTGGATGTGGTATTGCGGCATTGCTATTTCCTTTTGCGCCGTCTCGGTCTGGAGAGGGCGCCACCTTTCCGCCCCACCTTTCCGCCCGTTGCAACGCTGGACATCTGGGCCTGCGAAACCTGCTTCAACTTCATCACGCCGCCGATGATCTCATTCTCTGCCATCATAGTGAAGCTTCCATACGCGCAGTGTGATGTTGTCCCTGCGTACCGCGAATGGACTACGCGGTCACCGATGCGGGTATTGATGCACTCAGGCCCTACGCTCACGATGATTCCCGAGATGGGCTTGCTCTGGGCAATGTGAGGGATAATGATTCCACCCCGCCACCCAACTCCACGACACTTAGCGCACGGCACCCGACCGGAACTCCACCATTCCGTTGCATCGTACCCGAGGACGCGGCAGGATCTGCAGGGAATATCCATCGCTTGCCCAACGTCCTGCGGATTAACGACGCGCTCTACTTGCTTCCCTTCGCATCGTGGGCATACCTGTTCTTCAGGATATCCCTTACCGGCGCAAGTCTGGCAACAGTACTCGGATTCAATCTCGTCCTGCATCACGATAACGCGGTCTCCGAATGCACACATGGTTTCCGTGTCATTGACTTGGACATAGATCAACTTATCTCGCGTATAGGTCTTGCGCGAGATTGCAACTGCGTACTTCGATAGCACTGTCATCGCGGTCTGCAAAAGCAGTTCCGGAGAGTTGCCACGTTCCATCATTGGATCATCGAAGAGTTGGGCCTTGGTGATTTCTTGTGGAGACTCGGTAAATTTGGTTGGACTGTCAGACCGGAAACGGGATTCAGGAGTTATGACTAAATCACCTGTCTCCGCTTCTGATATGCGCACTTTGACATCCTCTCTGCGCTCCACAAGACGTCCGGCTTGAATGCCCTCGAAGTCTCGCCCCTCTTCGTACTGGCCTAGTTCGTCTGATTTGTTTCCCAAAACCGGATCACTCATTGGATTCTACTCCCTGGTGCCTGCGGTTTGATGCCGTACACTTCGGCAACCTTGCGCTCAAATGCTGCTTGGGTTTCTTTGTAGACTTGCGCTGCCGAGTCTCGCTCTTTCGCGATCAGGCGCAACTCTAGTTCATCTTGGAGACGCATGTCATCCTTGATTTGTTTTGATTCTCCAGGCCCGAAACTGCCGACCTGAATTAAAGTGGGAGGATAGAGTCCGTCAGTCTTGAGCGTCAACATCAAATCGGCGCCCTCTGCAATTGCTTGACGCTCGATAGGCGTTAAGTGCCATCGACTCATCACTCTGCCGTCAGTTCCGCGCAAAGCGGTGAGAGTCTGATACTCAGGCTGTCCGTTCTCAGGTCCACCAATCTTAAGTTCGAACTGTTCCAATCCGGGGACAACGGGAGAAACAGATTTCATGCTATTGCTCCCTTCGCATGCTTCCGCCGCCATGCGGTCAGGGCTTCAGCATTGGTCTGCTTTTCGTGGCCAGTGGCTTCGCACATTTGTCCAAGCCACATATTGCAGACGAATCGCAGATTCTTCCCATAGTCGCGTTCTTCAGGTTCACCCGGCGCAACGTAAACACGAGATGCACATTCAACCGCGTCATTGATAGCAGAATCAAATTGGGAAGCCGTACCGCTCTGTCCCTCTACTACTCCGCTCCCGCCCTTGCTGAACTTATCCGGTAGCGTGTTGCCTTCGGGCTTCGCGAGTAGCGAATCATCAGCAGGGTACAGTCCAGGACATTTGTCTGAGACAATTGGCTCCGGGTCAGGTCCAAGGTCTGCATCAATCACAGCCTGACGCAATTCCGGCTCTGTCACTTTCGGGTCAACGGCCTTTTCAATGATCTCTACCGGGATTTTCTTCCCCTTCTTTTGGGCCTGTTTCGCGGCTGCTGTCGCAACAGACCCTTTCCGCGCCCCCATCTTCACACGCTGCTCTTGCGTGGTCTCCCCTTTGAGCGCTTTGTACTTTCCCACAATGGAAAATACTTTTGCCGCGCTCCCCAGCAAGTGATTCTTGCCTTTCACCCATGCGGTTTCAGACACATAGGGAGTGGGAGTGTAGCGCCACAGTTTGCGCTCAATGAAATCTTCCACGTTCGCATGCTGAGCAGCCATCTTCCCGTACTCAGAACCGAGTGCTTGGGCTTGCTCAGAGATTTCCCGGTCAATGCGCTCTGCATCTGCTTTCAGAGTTGCAAGCGAAGACTCCGACATAGAGTCCTTGTCCGACTGCGCGGAATCCTTTTTGCCCTTGGCTACTTTCTTAGCCGGCTCCTTCTTTGGCTTTGCAGAAGCAGGTTTCTTTTTTGCTTCCGATGACTTTGCTGATTTGTCCTTGCCTGCCATTTACTCACTCTCCTTTTCTCGTCCTACTCTAACGTTAGACCGTTCTGCCAATTCTGCCACTGCAAGCCAAATGATCTGGGAGACCTTCAACTGCTTTTTCTCCACCAAAATATCAATCATCTTTCGCTGCTTTGCACTTGGCCGAATTGTGATGGTCTTTGCCACTCGCGCAGAGATTAATCCAGAGTCTTACGTATGTCAAGAGGTATTTTTAACGCAGGTTCTCAATCTCGGAGATCAGCGGATAAAGTTCAGGCTTGAACTCTTCAGGCTGGTCGGATTCGCGGCGAAATTGATTAGGAAATTTCAAGCAGTAATCCGTACACGGCAGAGGTAGATCGTCGTCTTCGCGCCTTCCACGGTAGCCTTTTTTGTACGGCGCAACACGAGCAAAAAAGAATATTTTCTCACCTGGCTGCAAATTCATTTCCTTGATTTGCTTTCCTACTGTGAACCACAAGTGATCTGTTACTTCTGCCCCTTGTTCGTCTCGCACATCGCAGACCAAGATTGTTTCTTTTTCGTACCCGTAACTTGTTCTCTTTCCGTACCGTTCAACTCTCGCTGAGAAACTGCCTCGCTTCCCAACGCGCCGTTTCAACTCTTCTCGCATGCGCTGTTTTTACCAAACCGGACAGAAAGTTTAAAGTAAAAAAAATAGGGAATTATATGATGACTGAAAACCTCAACCAGAACCGGAATTTTGGAGCAAAATTTTTCCGCGATTGCTTCCGGTGGATGCGCGTGGCTGTAGGGCACGGCCCGCGCTTTTAGACCCGGAGGAGGGGTGGCCGGAAGTACATGTCCCGAATGGAAGGCGAAGTCGTGTCAGAGGTACATGGCCTTTGGAGATGAGGGGATGAACTGATTCGTGCTTGACTTATCCATCAGGCTGCACCAATGGGACAGCGGTTGGTGTACTATTGGGACATGAGTTATCAACGAGTGTTCAGTCGGTTGGTCTGCAAGTGTGACGTGCCAGCATGTGGGCGCGTGTGGATCGCGGAATCGGGGCAGTTGCCGCGCAGATGTGCCGGCTGCAAAACGATGAAGTGGGATGTTGGGCCTCAGCCGCAAGTTGCGGACGCGGCAGCGGGCGAATTGGATGCTGTGTCAGATGTACGAGTGCAGCCTGATGCTCAGCCGGCGCGTGGGAAGATCGTGCGAGAGACTACGTATGTTCCGATTGATGAAGCGTGACAGTTATAAGAGGTATTGGTTATAGCAGGTGCGCGGCTAGAGATGCAAGAAGTCAAAAAGCAAACCGAAAAAGCAAACCGTCAGGATCACAAGCCACACGATCAGGATCACAAGCCACGCGAATAATTCTCGCTCTGTGAATTCTACATACCCACAGTTGGGGCACGTGCCTTGCTTGTAGGCTATCGCCTTGTGGCACTTCAGGCAAGCGAATTTCATTTTGGTGGCCCACCTCTTCCTGCGCTAGAGTCTGATTAGCTCTCCGCAGTTGTCGCAGGTGATCTCCTGCTCCTCGCAAATGCACGTGGGTTGTGCGTAGCAGCGCGGACACTCAACGCTATAGCCGGCTGGCTCTTGCATGCGGAGTCCGTGCTTGCGTGTGTATGTGCGTGCGAGATTGCGGCGCTCTGCGCGTTCAGCATGCTTGCGGTCGCGAGGGTCAGAGAGTTGGTCGGAGTTCATGCCTTGTCTCCGCAGTCGTAGCATCTGCGCTTAGTCGGCTGGGCGCCGGTAGGGATGTACAGCCTGTTCGGTCCTTCTGCCAGGTGGCCGCGGTGGCCACAGCTCAATACCTCGTACCACACCTGGTGGGAGGCGGAGCGCTCTATGCGCTGGATTGAGCGGAAGCGGAAGAGTTTCGGGGAGATTGGGCGGAGATTGCGTCGCCGCATCTTCTCCGCCCGCTTGATGCTGGCTTCGAGTTGTTGGATGAGAGTCATGGAGCTCAGTGTATCTATGAGCAATCGTCAGTGGATGCTAGAGGGCATCCCAATCCACTACCACCCGAATACCCGGCAACAGCGGATGCGTGTAAACGTCTCTAGCCTGGTCGCTATCCTCTTCCGTCTCGATCATACGCTCGTCGAGACATGATGCAATTGTGCCGGTGAATTCGTGGCCCAATCGTCTGAGAATTTCCGCTTTTGCTTGATTTCCGCCGTTCGCTGTAACTGTCATTTGTCGTCTCCCTTGCGGCTGGTAGCCGCTAGTCTGCTGATTTTGGGCTTACACTGCGATGGATGCGCCCAGCATCTCGCGGGTCAATCCTCAGTACGACTGGCTCAGCTTGAGCAGCCCTGGCGGCCAGAGATGCGCGATACTCCTGCTCTCTCTGCTCGTGTGCGGCTCTCATCTGCCTGATCCGCTCTTCGATCCGCTGTTTCGCTTCCATGTTTTCAATCTTACGCTATCTAGGTTATTTGTCAATGAGGAAATGGTACAGCGAAACCAGGGCGAATGGTCATGTACTTCTGCGCAGTCGAGCAGCTTGACGTACATGCCCTAACGGTCAGTGTCCTTTGGTTGCTGGACTTCGGTAATCTTGCGGAAGTATAACGCAAGAGTTAGGGTTGCGGAGAGGCGAAAAAGGAGATAAAAATCATGGCTCTGAACTACAAATATATGTTGCTAAACATGCGCGATAAGAGTGCTGCGCTAGAAGCACTCAAAGCTACCCCGGAAGTATGGGGCATTGAAGTCACTGACCCCGCACTTGCAGGCGGCTGCAAAACCAACATTGATCCGCAGCACGGGAACGTGAACTGCGGTCTATATTTCGGCCCACTCCACCATGTCGGGGTGGAAGTCAACGAGAACGGTGACCCTGTAAGTCGAATGCCTCTTGAGAGATTTGTTCTCTCAGATGAGGGCAGGCAATTTACCCACAGTGGCGAAACGCCGCGAGAGGCAGCAGGTCGCCTCCGTGACGAATACCAAGGGCAGGCAGATGTGGTCACTATTGCGATGTTGCTATCGCGAGACTGGCACGACCCTGAAATTATGTCCGCCATCGCGAAGCAATGGGAGCAGAAGCCGGTCCCGCGCACTCCCGCAGCGATCGAGTACGCGCTGCACTACTATGACTACTTCTACACGCAGGCGCCGCAATTCAAAGCGCCATACTTCAACTCAGAAACATCAACTCTCGCCACAATCCGCCCCGACTTGGATTCTGTTGGAGCGATGGCAATCTTTGAAATTCTCGCCACAGAGTGCAAACAAGCGCTTGAAATTCCAGTCGCATGGGCAGACCGCGCAAAAACGCTCACGCCTGCCGCTCGTCAACGCATTGCTTCGATCGCGAAAGCTGATACTTTCGCGCAAGGTCCGTGGCCTGGCTCTCGCTCATTGCCAACCGAGGGCAATCCTTGGCCAACCGATGGAGCGGTTGAGGATACCAGCGAACTCGCTGCAATAGCGAGTTTGATAGCTAACCCCAAGCGCTCTCTTGAGCAGCGCGTGGAGTTTATGCGCGATTGGATTCTCGCGGGAGAATCGGGATTCTCCGGGGGTGAGATGATGTACCCGGACTTAGTTGGTGCGTTGTCAGCGCACCGCCAGATAGTGGAGCACGAGCGCTCCGAAATGATCTCCGCATTGAATCGCGGAGACATAAAAATCCGCTGGGGTTGTGACGGCATCCCGCCGTCAATCTGTGTAGTAGAGAGCACCTGGCGCTCTGCCACGATGCTCGGTTACTGCATGGCCCCCGTTGTCATCGCGGTCAACCCGCGATTCTCGTTCAATGGCGGCCCGGAACATTTAAAGTATACCGTTTGCCAGTGGCAGGAAGGTTACGTTGACCTCACACACGCAAGCTACGAGTTATGTAGCCTGGAACCTGGCTGGGGTGGTTCCAAGACGATCATCGGTTCTCCACAAGGAAAAGCATCGCTGCTGAGTATAGAGCAAGTTCTCGCTACTGTGAAAGAGCACTTGACCCCGAACCGAGAGGAGGTGAAATAAATGAGAGTACTAGCTCGTTCTGGCGCACGTGAATTGTCTCATGCGCTCATGATGCAGAAGACTTACTTCCCGAACGACACCAGTTGCCCGACAATGACCTTAATCGGAGATGGCGGGAATTGGATCTGGGATACATCCACCGACGATTGCTCATAGATACACGGGCGATTGTTGGTAAACGACTCTGCAGACCGCAACTCCCCGATAAGAGAGATTGTACCGGAGCCGGATGAGCGAAAGCCTTCCACAAGCGGCGCAACTCTCTTGGGGAGATTGCAGTACCCGAAATGGGAAAGGATGAGAATGGGAAAGGATGAGAATGAAGATCTCAGAATGCACTAATGCCCCGCAATGGCTGAAAGATGCCAAAACGGAAAACGCAGACGTTGAAATCCTAGCTCACGGTTGGGTGCGCTGGAATAGCGGCGAGTGGCGCGGCGGCGTGTGGTGCGGCGGCGTGTGGTGCGGCGGCGAGGCCAAGTGGGTAATGAGTCTTGGGAATTGCGAAGGATGGAGTAAGGTGCTTGTCGCGTCTATGTCTGGAGTCTGCTACATCAGTGCCGGATGCCGCTGGTTTACGCTTGCGCAAGCGAAGCAACATTGGGAATCAAAGAGGGATCAGCGACCACTCACTCTAGCCTTGATGCTTGCTGCTACTGAGATAGCAAAAATCAAAGGTCTGCGAGAAGACGAATAGGGGAGACAGAGAGATGAGCCGCACACCACAAACTACAATTTGCAGAGGTTGGTATCCAATCCACGGCGAGATCAAGTATCCCGTTTTGGTAACTAACAATATCACAGCCCTAGACGCATTCGGAAGAATGTCGCACGTCTGGCTAGCGGAATACGTACATGCCGGGCCTTACGTCGGACTCAGCAGCCAACCGCCCGAAGACAAGGGCGATTACTACACGCTTGACGGCCCTTGTTTCCTCACTCACTACCACGAAATACCACAGGCTATGCCGCAGAGTGTCAGAGTAAAACACGCGCGGCAGCAGAAGGCCATCCGCACCAAACAGAATCAAGAGGTTGAGAAATGAACCGCACACCAGCCAAGCCCGACAACTTAAGCATGTGTATCAAAGAACAGCATCTTTCGCTCATCAATGCACTTCGCCGGGATCGCTCAAGCGTTGACCTATTAGCCGAAGCTGCAATTACCATTTTGAAAGTCAACCACGACTACGCCAGTCGTGCAGCGCTTAAAATCCTTGAGGGAATGCTGAAGATCAACGATACGGAGATTCTATGACGATGGATTACCAGCCGGAAAGCTACGGCAAGAATCGCGATGTCAACCTTTACCGCAAGCTATTTCGCCTCATGAAAACCATTCCATCAATCTCCAAAACGGGAATGATGGAAGAGGATGACGGTGGTTATGCGTACTTAGAACGCAATGAAGTAATACGAGCGTTCCGTGCGCAGATGCTAAAGCTCAAATTGCTCTGCTTGCCCGTTGATGTGACCGTTTCCCATTGGGGCAACGCTACCGCTTCAGGCGGTACGCTCAACTATTCCGGCCAAGTCATCACGTACCGATGGATAGACGTTGACACTGGAGCTTCATTCGATTGTAAATATCCAGGTGCCGGATGCGACCCGCTAGACAAGGCCAGCCCGAAAGCTGCAATCCAGTCTCTCAAGTACTTCCTATGCAATTCATTCTTCGTTGACGGCGTAGAACTCGACAGCGACAACGCAGATGAACAATCCCAGATGCGAGAAACTCAGTACGGCGCAAAATGGGAAGGAATCGTGTCGAAGGTAGAACCGGAAGATACACAGATTCAGGTGGCTGGTGATCTTGGCTATATTTTTTATTGCCTAATTGAGAACAAGCAGGAGCGCTGTTTCGTGAACGAGCAGCGCAAGCACGTTTTTGCGAAGGTAGCGAAAAAGACCGGCAAGCAAATACGATTCCGCGCCATGCGGCACGAAAGTGGAACTCTTGTTGTCACCAAGTTGTCAAGGTAGACTTGAAGTTGCTATGTCTATGAATGGGGAATTACATACTTGAGTCCCTTGGAGGGATAAATTGATCGGAACTGCCGGAGACGAGTTGCTCGGTTCGAGGCGAACGATGGTATGAGGCTCGTGAGTTCTTGAAAACAATGGGCGGATACGATGTGTTGTTTGTGCGCCCAACAAAAAGGGATTCAAGTATATAAATCCCTATGAATGCATGAGGGATTCTATGGCTATATATCGAGAAGGTTTCAATAACCCGTTGGAAGGAGCAAAGAGATTTAAATCTTTGCAACAGGAAATTATGGAACTTGAAGCTCACGAATGCGAGATACGGGATTTTTATCCGTGCGCACCTTGCGACAACATCACAACTCTCACGCATGAACTGAATGAGATTTCGTTCAAGTGGGCAAGAGCTTGGTCTGAATCTTGCTCAGCGCTAGCGGATATCATGAAGCTTGTAGATGAAGGCATTATCGTTCGTAATACTTCCTGCGACGGCGACTTTCAAGCTTACGTGATGAACGCCAACCGCCTTGTAGTGGCGCTATCGAAAGGCGAAAAGGCTATTAAGTAACCAAGTTGAGCAGGTGACCGATGGAGATGAAGCGGTTTTATATCATAACCGTTGCGGAATTAATTGTCTTGCACGAAGTCTTAGCCGAGTACGGAAGAGAACTTGGATGCGACCAATGCGGAGATGATCTGTGCCAACATTGCCAAAGAAATTATGTTCTTTGCCAGAAACTAATAGACGCGCGGAACCTTGCGGAAGTCGGGGTTCACATAGTTCTGACCACTGATTCAGAAATGATCCAGCCATCCATGCACAGCCTTAAGCTGGTGCAGAAACCAAATTGAGCGTGAGGAACAAAAATGAGCGAGAAAAAGAAAGTGTGGCGACCATGATCGTACAGGAACTCATTACGGAACTGCAAAAGATGCCCGCTGAGGCTGATGTACTGATTCATTCCGAATTGGACCCTTGTGACTTGTGCTCACACGCTACGCGGGAAAAGTGCTCACTCGCGGGAGCCTATGATTTCGAATTCATCGGAATCAAGCAAAAAGACGGCTGCGTTTACATTGAGGGGCACTGACAAATGAAGAAGATTTCCCAAAAGCGTACTGCTCTTTACATGGAACGCCTGGGATACGTACCACGCAGACCACTAACCACGCAGGAACGGATTAAGTGTGGATTGCCTGTGAAGGAGAAACATGAAGAGATCAATTTACGCTCGCTGCGCCGGATGCGGAAGACGAATAAAAGTAATCAGCTTCAAAACAGGAAGGCTAAGCCCGCACCTATCCAACCAGGAGAACGGGATTCGCTGCACGTGGCCATACGCCAACCCACCTTCAGGGATAATGAGTCCTACATCACCAAAGACGGACGCTTCCGCCTGAAGGGTGAGGACTATAACGAACTCAGGAGACAAGCCTTTGAGCGGGCGCGTGGACGATGCGAACGGCGAGATATTTACATCCTGGACAGAACTTCACCGATTCGCTGCAATGAGTCTGCTCCATGGGAAGGTAGCATATTCACACGCGGCCATCTAGCTCACCTGAAACATGGAGCGAGAAAGTCTGACACGTTAGGCTCAGTTATTTGGTCTTGTGCCGCTTGCCATTTTGCGGAGCATGGACCAAGATGGAGAAAACAGAGAATGGCAAAAGCAATGGACCCTGGAGAATTCCTCGACTACTACAGAGGAAATGTATGCCTCTGTGGGAACGACAAGGAACGCTTCTGCTGTATGTGTAACGAGTGCGGCGATTTTCTATCTGCTAACCATCCGCAGTTAGCCCATGATTTTCGAAATGCTACCGGAGATCCACTGATGATTGCTATGGGCGAGTTTCGGGAGCTAATCAGGAGTGCAGAATGAAACTTGAAACATACAAGTGTGATGTGTGTGGAGTCCAGAAGCAGGAGAGCAATCACTGGCTCAAGGGATATTTGATTGACTCTGGCAGAATCAATAGCGCCGAAGCTGTGAAAGGTAAAACAGTTGGCGCGATGATTATCCCTTGGGATGTTAAGGAATTCAGCCGGCCATGGAATGCAGTCGCACTGTTGCCTGAACCTGATGCACATCTCTGCGGACCCGGGCATGCGCTTGAGTGGATGAGTAAACAGGTTTGTTGATTTAAATGCAAATAGCACTTGACACATTGACACGCCGTGATATTGTGTCATCCATGCCATTTGTAAAATTGGATTGCGGCATTCTCAACTCAACCATCTGGATTGACCTTCCGGCCCGGAATGTTTTCATAACTGCTTTACTTATGGCCGAACCCGCTGAGTTCCAAGAGTCAATACCGCAATATAAAGTCAACTCGCTTGAATTGACCGGATGGAGCGCGCCTCCTGGGTGGTACGGATTTGTACCGGCTTCCGGCATCGGCATAGTTCGCCGTGCCGAAGTTGAGCAAGCAATTGGAATGGAAGCACTGCGGCAATTAGGGGAACCAGAATTAGAATCAAGGAGTTCCGAGTTCGAAGGTCGCCGGATGATCCGCTGCAATGGCGGATACCTCATACTCAATTTTCAGAAATACCGCGACAAGGATTACACCGCTGCTGAACGATCTCGCCGCTATCGCGACCGCAAAAAGGCATCAGAAGCCAATAGCGCGTCACGCCGTGACAGTCACGCGCTACACCGTGATATCACGCAAGCAGAAGCAGAAGCAGAAGCAGAAGCAGAAGCAGAAGCAGAAAACCCTATTCCCCCACAAGGGGGGGCTTTTAGTGCTTCGCAAATTGCGGAATCTAAAATGGTGAAATTTGTTCTCGATCGGGAAGAATTTCGCAAAGCGAATTTTACAGGCAACGAATTACATAAAGCACTCTACGACGATATGCGTACTGCCGCTTTCCGTGAGCGCATCTCATTGACAGAAGCTAAGGCCATATTCAAACAGCATCTCCAGTTCGCTACGTTGCCATGGATTGAATCACTGGACAGTCAATGTGAACTCTCTCTCACGCCTGAAGGCGTAGAGAAACATGAAATCACAAAAGAGATGGCGGGTCAGGCAATCTTACTGGAATTGCTCATCAACGATCCGCGCACGCTGGTACTCACAACAAATGCAGTGGGGAGTTTTTGCCGGCATAACAAAGGGCTTACTCCAGTTGACGCGAAAGAGACAATCTGCAAACTGTGGAATGAGTACAAAGACTCCGACATCCATGCAAAAGCGTCATTCCGCACGTGGGTTGGAGACTCAGCGAATTTTCTGAAACCGGAGACGTGGCGCAAAAAACCAAAAGATGAAAAGCTAGGGAGCAAACCTGTTGCTGGAAACAAACCTGCTCCAAAAACCCCCGATTGGGCTTTCATGTCCGAAGAGGAAAAAAAGAGGAGGCTTGGAAAATGAAAGCAGCGTTACTGTGTTTCTATATTGGAAAACAAGTAAAGACCCCCAAGGGCAACGGGGAACTTAAGCAAGTACTTGATGCGAGACATATTCGCGTTGCTCTTAACCGTGACCCGAAAGTAATGAAAACGTTTCATGAAAACCAAGTCGAGCCATACATAAGGCCGGAAGCGAAATCGTGAACGATACAACGTTAGACCGTGGAATGCCAGCAAGTCTAGACGCTGAACGCGCATGCTTGGGTTCAATTTTGCTCGACAACACAACATGGGATCAGGCAGCGGCAAAACTAACAGCAGAAGATTTCAGTATTGATTCACATCGGTGCGTCTATTTGCGAATGGAAGAATTAATTGAAAACGGCCGGCCAGTTGACTTTGTGACTCTGACTGAACAACTTGGAATGCACAAAGAAATCGAAGCAGTCGGCGGCGTGGCGTATATAACCAGTCTCACCGATGGCTTGCCGCGAGTGAAAAACATTGAGCAGTATGTACGCATCGTGGAAGACAAAGCAATGCTTCGCTCAATGATTCACGCCTGCAATTCAACAATCCAAGCCTGCTACGAGCAATCAGACACAGCTCGAAGAATCGCAGGATACCACGATGAAACATTGCAGCGGATCATTTCGGGAAGTGATACGGCAGGGCAACATGTGTCTGAATTCTCTGATGAAGCTCTAACACAGATTGCAAATCTTCGCGCAAAAGGGCCTGGCCTTGTCGGGCATTCCTACGGCATTGAGGAAGTAGACCTAAGAACAACCGGCGTTCGCTCGAAGGAATTCACAATCATCGGCGGACGTCCGAAGGATGGCAAGACCGCAATCGCTCTCTCAGCTTGTCAAGCAAACTGCGAAGCAAAAATCGCGGTTGGTTTCTCAAGCATCGAGATGAACAAAGAAGCCATATTGGAACGGCTGTGGAGTTCGGTGGGCCGGATCAACGCCGATCATTTAGCGGAGCCGCACTTGCTCACTGATGAAGAAATCGTGAGACTCTACAACGTCAAAGAACAAGTTGACACTTGGCCTTTGTACATAGACGAAGACGCGGATGTGACAGTGAGCCAACTTTGCGCACGTGCCCGGCTGTGGCAGCGTCGGCATGGAATCAAGTTGTTCATAGTGGATTACATGCAGCTCATCTCCGGAACAGGTGATATGCGAATGCGAATGATTAAGGCATCTCGCGCTCTTCGGCTCCTGGCGAAACAGCAGAATTTAGCGGTCATAGCGCTTTCGCAACTCGCGCGGCCATCGGACAAGAACATCAACCGCAAACCGCAAATTTGGGACTTGAAAGAATCGGGGTCATTGGAAGCAGACGCTAACACAATCCTCCTGATTTTCCGCCCAGTCTATGTGGGAGGAGAAGAATCAAATAGCGATGGTTCCAAAACAGGAATGCATACCGGAGAAGATGAAATCTCAATTACCCAGAGACGCGGAGCGCCTGGGATAGCGCCGGTTACCTATTTGGGAAAGTTTGTACGTTTTGAATCAAGATGGATGAGAGGAGCCTAAAAAATGCGGTGCGAAGAATGTGGACAGCCGCGCAAGCGGAAGAAAGCCAAGCGGGTGAAACGTGCGAGTTAGAATCACTCAGCTTGATGGCGTATTGCCGAATCTCGCTCTGATGAAATTGGCTCATTGGCACCGCTCTCAAGGCGATACGGTCGTGCGTGGTCGCACAGTGCACCCACAGCAAGACGAAAGCACCTATGACCGCGTTTATGGTTCCACAATATTCAAATGGAGCGAGACTGCTGTTAAGCAATTCAATGCGTTCTGGCCAGACGGTATGCTTGGCGGGACAGGATCGGGGAGCCAAACTACAGTTGAGCAGGTCATCGGGAGTCCATACGAAAAGTACGACTACACTGACTATCCAGAGTTCAGAGAGTCTATCGGCTTCACTCAGCGCGGGTGCCGCTTGTCCTGTAAATTCTGTGTTGTTCCCGCCAAGGAAGGGAAGCCAAAATCCATCAACACGATATATGACATCTGGCGCGGTGATCCGTGGCCGCGCAAGTTGCATTTGCTCGATAACGATTTCTTTGGACAGCCTGAATGGAGAGAGCGTATTAAGGAAATTAGAGAGGGTAAGTTTCGCGTGTGCCTGTCGCAAGGGATTAATATCCGCATGGTCAATGAAGAATCTGCGGCTGCTCTCGCGTCCATTGAATACCGAAATACCAGATTCAATGAGCGCAAACTATACACAGCTTGGGACAACTACGGAGATGTTGACCGCTTCTTCCGTGGCGTCGAATTGCTGAACGCTGCTGGTATCCCCTGCAAGCACATGATGGCCTATATGCTGGTAGGTTTTGATCCGGCTGAGACTTGGGGAAAAATATGGAGACGATTCATGCTGATGGAAATGTGCGGCATTGAACCGTACCCGATGGTCTACGACAAGAGCAGGCGTGATCTTGTGTCTTTCCAGCGGTGGGCCTGCCGTGGTCTGTACAGAATCATCAAGTGGACTGACTACGTGCGCCGGACCAAAACGCAGGCAAGCGTAGACGGCTACCATGAGGCTGCGGCCTCATTGAAGCAAGGAGTAAAACTATGAAATCTCAACTAGAATCCCTAGTCGCTCAGATGCACGAGAGCGGCATAACACTCAAAGAGGGTGAGCGAGAATTCAAAAAGCGCTTCATCATGCTAGTCATGGCGAAATTCGATCACAACCAGTGTGAAGCAGCTCGCGCACTCGGCATGCACCGCAACACACTTGCGCGCACACTAGGAGAATTGCAACTCGTTGTGCGTCGGCAGAAGGGAGAGCGCGAGATCGTAGAGCAGATTCAGCAGACAGTGGACGCGCGGAAGCCAATCCAATCTGTTGAAGTCGAAGAGCGCTGTCACTGCACTGGCCGCGGGTGGCATTGGATGCACGGCCCGAACTGCACGCGGAAACGTGCGCAGGGAGCGGGTGTATGACAGCTTCTCCTCGCACCTTAGCTTCTCGTCTCAACGGTAAGCTAGGAGGGCGCCCGAAAGGGAGCAAGGGTGGAGGGCGCCCACCGATCCAAGACCAATTCAGTGGGGAGCCGGACAGGCGAAAGCGATACCAGTTGCGGCAGGCTGCCAAACTGCGCAGAAGTACATGACCATTCGCCCTGGTTTCGCTGTACCATTTCCTCATTGACAAATAACCTAGATAGCGTAAGATTGAAAACATGGAAGCGAAACAGCGGATCGAAGAGCG